CAAAGAGACAGCCAAAGACACCCCTTGCTCCGCCCCGGCGCGGCTTTGCGCGGGCGAAAGGGCGGCTGCCGGACGCTGTAGGCTACCGGTACGGGAGAGGGTACACCATCCCCCGCAAGCGGAATCTGCTGCACATCAAGCGGGCGCTGGCGCGGTATCGCAAGCGCAAGCGGCAGGGGAAGCCCATCGCACCCAGAGCGGCGGCAAGTCTGCTCTCGCGCCTCGGGCAGCTCCGGCACTGCAACAATTATCATCTCTATCAATGGCTGTTTCGGGGAGAGCGGGTCGTCCGCGACCTGAAGCACGTCGTCCGAGAGCATCGGAGAAAGGAGAACCTGACGTGGACTATGTTTTTGGCACAAAGGGCGGCGCAGAAGTCCTCAAGACCATCGGCGACGCTCACACCAGCCTGACCGGCTATCACCAGCTTGAGCGGGAGTATCCCGACCAGACCATCACCGACAGCTTCCGCGTTGTCCGCAAACTGCGTAGCGCGGAGGACGCGGAAGGGCGCTGCTATGACTGGTACGAAATCGACCGCCACTACCGGATGACCGACAAGACCGGCCCTCTGGCAGAGCAGGCGGCGAAGACCGCCGCCGAGCTGCAGGATGCGCTGTGCGAGCAGGATGCGGCGACCGATGAGCGCGTGAGCACTCTGGAGGATGCCGTCTGCGAGCTGGATGCAGCAGTCAACAAGTAAGGAGGTACAGTATGGAAAAGATCTGGGCAAACAGATTGGTGGCCGGCACCAAGACCTGGGCAGAGATGCCTGCAAGCCGCCGCGCCGGAGTCAAGCGGGAGCTGGCCAAGCGGGTGGCCGAGGGGGAGATCACCCAGGAACAATACAAGGAGATCACTGGGGAGGACTACAATGGGTAAGCTGCTGGAACTGCTGGAAAAGCTGGTGCGGGCCATCTTTGGCCCGGGGGACGAGCGGGACACTGGCGAACCTGAGCCTGCGCCCCAAGCCCCCAAGGCAGAGGCTGTCACCGGCTGGGAGGGCGACCCGCCATACCGGTATATCGACGTGAGCCGGTATCAGGGCAAAATTACCCTCGACGGCTGGCTCAAGGTCAAAGCGGCTGGTTACAAGGGCGTCATGCTCAAGACGGTATCCACCAACTACAAGCTCTCCAAGCGGGCAGACGGCCTGTACATCGACCCGACCTTTGAGACCAACTACCGCAACGCCCGGGCTGCAGGGCTGGACGTGGGCGTCTACTACTACACCTACGCCACCAGCGAGGCCATGGCCGATGCAGAGCTTGCCCTGCTGCGGCAGGCGGTGTACGGCAAGGAGTTTTCTCTCCCCATCTGCGTGGACGTGGAGGAGAACAAGCTCAAGCAGCTGTCCACGCTTGACCTGTCCAATCTCACCGCCTATGCGCTGGAACAGGTAGAAAAGATGGGCTTTTACGCCCAGCTGTACACCTACACCGGTTACAAGTATGAGCTGGACATGGCTCGGCTGTCCTCTCGGTGGGACGTCTGGCTTGCCGACTACACCGGCAAGACGCCCAACGTGACGTTTAACTACAACGCTCACCAGCACACCAGCAAGGGCAGCGTGTCGGGCATCTCCGGCAACGTAGACCTCAACGTGACCACCCTCAACTATCCCAAAATCATCCGCAAGAAGGGTCTGACCCGTCTCCGGGAGGGCAAATGAGCGAAAAAGAAGCTTTGCTGTGGGTACTGGGCATCCTGGGCAGCCTGTGCGCTGCAGCCATCACCATCGACAAGGTGCTGGAAATCATCCACAAGTACATCAAAAAGGCGCAGGAGCCGGACAACGTGCAGAACAAGCGGCTGGATGAGATGGACAAGCGCATCGGCACCTTGGAGCAGGGCCAGCTTCAGCACACACAAGCCCTTGCCCGTGACCTGCGCCGCTTTGAAGAAATCGACGAGGTGAGCCGTCTGACCCTCGACGGGGTGCGCAATCTGCTGGACGCGCAGCTGTCCGGCAACAACCGCGAGGGGATGCAGAAGAGCCGCGCCGACATCGACAACTATCTGTTAAAAGGAGTGACCAATCATGGTAGCACTGGCAACTAATCTTTTTGACCTTATCCCTGCCCCGGTGGCGGCAGTGCTGATGCTGGGCGGCTTTATCTTCTACGCCCTCGGCTGCATCCGGCTGGGCTACGGCGCAGCGGTAAAGCCGCTGGTGCTGGACCTCATCGAGCGGGCTGAGCAGGAGATTCAGGGTACCAAGCGCGGCGCAGAGCGCAAGGCGTGGGTGGCAAAGACCCTGCGGGCCGCTCTGAGCGCCAGCAAATACGGCAGGTTTATCAGCTGGGCCATCACCGATGAGACCATCGGCGCAGTCATCCAGTTTTTCTTTGACCGCATGAAGGCGGCACTGAGTAAGGAGTAAGACCATGAACAGCACTACATACCAGATTTACGCCAAAATCAAGCAAATCCAGCGTAAAGTAAGCGTAATTTGCACACTTTCAGCGCAAATTTCCCATTTTCAGCATAAATTCACCGCTATGGTGCGCAACGCAGGACAGCTCCCGCAGCCCTTCTGGCTCGGTGCTGCCTGTGGCGGCGGCTCGTGTAGTGCTGCCCGCTGCGCTGCAAGGACTTGACCGACAGCAGATGACCGCCGCAATCAAAAACGCACCGCTTGGGAGGGTAGACCGTAAGATAGCCTTACTGCGGTACGTTGAGCGGCTCCCGCTGCCGGACATTGCAGCACAGACACATTACAGCCGGACGGCGGTAGGCTACCGGCTGAAAGGCATTGAAAAAATGTTAAATGTGTGATATAATATTTTTACGAGCTGAGTGTATGTAGGACGCATGTTTAAGGCTGATTCTACAAACGCAACAAAGCGGCAGGCTATTCCAGAGCTTGCCGCTTTTCTTTTTGCACGAATTGTGGTACAATATACTTAATAAATCCACCCGGCCTCTCGAAGAAGCGCATTAGGGTGGATATTTGCCAGCTAGCCCAGTGCTTTATCTGGGAATGAAAAAAGCGGTTGCCAGATAGGCGCCGACCAGTCTCCCGCCCGCCTACTTGCAGTGCGTACCATGCGGGAGACGCAATTTTGCTGCTTCGGTGGCAGGGCGATTACTCGCTCACTTATAATCCATCAGCTTTTAGGCTGGTGGATTTTGTTTTATTCTTACTAGTTTTGTCGAAACTCTTGTCTTGCAAGTCAAAACGTGATATTTTATTTTTGCTTCCAATGTGAGGCCCTTAACAGTTAAGCGCTCATGCGGATTTTTCCGTGTGGGCGCTTTTCTTTTACCCTTGCAACTCTTCTACTGATACGTTGCAGGCCGCAGCAATTTTCTTGAGCGTGGTCATCCGGATAGGTTTCCTGGCTTCTGCGTGTTGGATGGTCGCGGTAGACAACCCGGTCTTCTCCGACAACGCACGAATAGTCAGCCCGGCGTTTTCTCGAGCGGCCTTGATTTTTACGGCAGACACGCCGAGAGTTTTATAATCGGGTGACATATATCCGATTTGGAACATGCCCTGCTGCTGCAACGGCAATGCTTTGAGCGCAAAGCTGTTATCCACGTCCTCGAGGTCTACATCCTTCAGGACGTAAGCGCAGGCGTTGTCAAGCTCCGGGGTCATCTTGTGGAGCTTATGTGCCAGCGTAATTTTCATCATCACGCCACGCACGGGAAACCTCGTAGCGTTGTCAAGGTCTGCCTGATTCACGCGGTCGGAGTTGCAGGCTTCATTCAGCAAGCGGTAGAGCTTTCCGAGATTTTTGATAGTGGTGTTTTCCATATTCGTTGCCTCCGTTTTCTTTTACTATACTGATTATACCACAAAACTGCTACAAGTGATACAGGCATAGTCGCCAGACTTTGCCTTATTTTTTTGTTCGTTTTGTAGCAATTGTATCAGTTTATATTTGTCCTTCGTTTGACGTTCGTTGTCTTTCGCTTTTTACTGATGCGATACACTAGGAGCACAAGGAGGGATGTTTTATGAGCTATTATCCGACACCCGGAGCGCCTTACGTTTCACAACAGCCTGTCAATCCTTATGGTGGCATGGGTACAGTTGGGCTTGCCACTCCCCTACCCAACACGCAGATGCAACAGGCACAACCGCAGCGTCCGCAGCCGATGAATGGGCAGCAGCCTGTTCAGCAGTCGGCACAAGATGGAGGTTGGCTGCTTGGCAGACCTGTTTCCAGCAGAGAGGAATTTTTGGCAATACCGTCTGACCTGTACGGCAGACCGACCTATTGCCCAGACCTGCGCAGCGGCGTAATCTACTGCAAACGGCTGAACCCGGACACCTGTGAATCCTATGTGCAGGAGTTTTACAGCCCGGAAGCGTGGCGGCGGATACAGGCGCAACAGGCACAGCAGACCGCTGCACCGACACAGCAGTATGTGCCTATTGAGCAGTACGATGCCCTCGTCCACAGGCTGGATGAACTGGAAAAGTGGCAGAAGAGCTTTTCTAAGCCCGCTGCCACAGCAAAGAAAGGAGAATAACAATGTCCTCTCCGTTTGATGTGATTACGCACAGCCCCATCATGCAGCTTGCAAATCTGGCTCGCGCCGGACAGAACCCGATGGGGCTTATCCAGCAGTTGGGCGGGCAGAGCGCCCCAATCATGCAGGGCTTGAACCTGATTCAGGGTAAGAACGAAACGCAGCTCAGGACGATGGCACAGAACCTCGCAAAAGAGCGGGGTATTGACCTGAACCAGCTGGCAAGCGTCCTGAACCTGACGCTGCCCCGATAACGCATCCCTCTAAGCGAAACGCTTCTCAGTTTTGCGGACTTGATAAAAACCGCTTTTGTTTGGCTTCGCCCATCGCACACGGCGGTGGGATAGCATAACGCAAAACTGAAAGGAGTTTTGTTATGGACGATTTTGCAACTGGCTATCTGGCTGGGCAGGACGGCGGCAATAACAACGGCGGATTCTTCGGCAACGAAGGTCTGTGGGCGGTTATCATCCTCGCCATCATCTTCGGCTGGGGTACAAACGGCTACGGTCGGAACGGTGGTGACAACGGAATGAACAGCTACATCCCTTATCTGGTTGGCACTGGTGCAACCGGTCAGGGCGGCGCAGATACTCGTGCGGCTCTGTCTGAGGGCTTCTACCAGCAGGACACTTCCCGTTCTCTGGCTGGCATCCAGAACGGCATCTGCTCTCTGGGCTATGACCAACTGGCACAGATGAACACCCTCAACGCTACCGTTGCGGGCGGCTTTGCTGGTACCAATCAGGCGATCTGTCAGCTTGGCTACCAGAACGCACAGCTTGTGAACGGTCTGGAACGCAGCGTGTCCAACGGCGACAACGCCATCAGCCTTGCCATCATGCAGGAGGGTAACGCACGTCAGGCGGGTCAGACCGCTATCCAGACGCAGCTTGCGTCTTGCTGCTGCGAGAACAAGCAGCTCATCGGCGACCTGAAGTACACCATTGCACAGCAGGACTGCGCTACCCGTCAGGCTATCGCAGACAACGCCCGCGCCATCGTGGACAACTGCAACGCCAACTTCCGCAGCATGATGGATTACTTCACGCAGGATAAGATTGCCACTCTGACCGCTGAGAACCAGAGCCTGAAGTTCGCCGCTTCTCAGGATCGTCAGAATGCGCTTCTGACCACCGTGATGTCCCAGCAGACCGATACCATCCTGAACCGGGTCAATCCTCGTCCGATTCCCGCTTATCAGGTGGCAAACCCCAACGTGGGCGTGAACTGCTGCGGCTGCTGCTAACCAACACACTCCCCGATAACACCGGGTGAACCATCGGGGCAGGGGTAAGACACCTCTGCCCCTGATTTTTTAGGAGGAAAATACTATGGCTTGCAAAACAAGCTGCCGTCTGTGCCCGCACTTGGTCATCAGTCAGGCGGTCACGTTTGCCGACGATACTCTGACCATCAACATCCCTGCCGGCGCATACCAGAACGGAGAGAAGTATTGCATCGTGGTTGCCCAGAGCTTGCCGGACACGACCACCATCAACGCGCCTGTGGTCATTACCATAGGTGCAGGCACGACCGCATACCCTCTGACCGACTGCAACTGCGCTCAGGCGACTGCCGAGAGCATCCACACCCGCACCCGCTACGCTACCCGTGTGGCAACGTCTGCAACCGGCACTGGCACGTTTAAGTATCTTGGCTGCTTCTGCCGTTCCCACGCCGGTGCGCCAGCATCCATTTCTTGAGGAGGTATAGATTATGGGCAAGACTAATTTTCGCCGCATGATGATGCTCCGCGACCACGACAAAGATCGTGAGCCGGAACGTGACCGCCTTGAGGAAGAGCGTGACCGCAGGGAGCGTGAGCTGGAACGCCGTCTGCGCAAGCTGGAAGACGGCAATGACCGCCATTCATACTATCCGCAGGAGGATAACCGCTACATCGACCCTTACCCTATCCCCCGCTACCCTGACGTAGAAAATGGACGCAGAATGCCGCAAATCGGCTTCTCGCAGAACGGAGACTGGGACAAGCGGTCTGGACAGTATGAACGTGGAGGCGCAGACAGCCGTTCTATCAAGATGCCGCGCCAGCACCTCACCCACGATGAAGCGGAGGAATGGTGTGACAGCATGGTGAATGCTGACGGCACGAAGGGCTTTCACTGGACGCTGGAACAGACACAGGACGTTGCCAAACAGCGCAATATCACTTGTGACCCGAACGATTTCTGGGCTGTCATGAACATGATGTACTCGGATTATTGTCAGGTGGCAAAACGCCAGTCCGTTGACACTCCGGGCTTCTACGCTGACATGGCAAAGGCGTTCCTTGAAGACGCAGATGCCGCAGACGGCAAGGCGTATCTCTACTGGGATTGCATTGCTGATAAGTAAAACAGAACCCCTGTACAGCCTTGATTGGTTGCACAGGGGCTTGTTCTTTAGCAAGTTCCTGTATCTCCGATTTTCTGCATAGTGCTTTTAAGATTTGGCACATCTTCTTCCGGCATTTTACGTTTGATACCAATAATCGCTTGCGTAATTCCAGCTTTGTTTAACTGGTTTACAGACTTACGGAATACAAAATCAATGTTCATGTTCGCCTTGATTGTTCCATCATCTTCAAGATAGCAGTTTGGAATCCACACGTTTTGATTACTACCGTTGATTTTGAAACGCTTTGCTTTGTAGCAACCGTAGTCCTCTCTTACAATCAGCTCAACAGGAATACCCTTGTAATACTGCGTGTCAGTATTGTACTTTTCAGCCAGTTTTGCTTTAAGTTTTGCTACCTCTGCGTTTATTTTGGCTTGTTCCTCTTTGCTTCTATGCTTGCGTGGCTTGTATGTACGCATTTTTCTCCTCTTACATAAATTATTCTTCTTTGGTGTAGTACAATTCCATATCTGCCTTGTACATATCAAGTTGCCTTTTGCTATTCACAAGCGTGTTAAAACTAAATCCCGCTGCAAAAGATACGGCGATGGACAAAATCAAGTGCGTCGCAACTCTTTTACCAGCAAAGATAAATGGAATCTGAACTGCTACGGCAAAAGCATCGAACAAAAGAACGCAAATGCCACGCTTAACTATTTTCCGTAAACGGCTAATGCTTCCTTCGTAAAATTCCTTCGACCTCATCATGCGTCAATCCTCCAAGAAATCTTTCAGTAATCTTTCCATTCTATCTTGTGCAGTCCCGTTGACAGAACGATGTTTCTTTTATTCCCAAAGTACAGATTGGGCTTTTATGTCAAATAAGTCTTGCGGATGAAATACAAGGCTCTTATCGAGTTCAACTATGCCAACGATGGAAAACTTTCCGGGAACTTCTCGCTCGATTTTAGCTTTCGCTTCATCCTTGTTATTCGCAAACAGTACAAATGGTGCTTGGAAGTGCCTACATTTTTCGTCATCATCGTACTGGATTTTTACCCAATAGAAATTTTCCATACATCGCTCCTTTATTATTTTAATATTTTACAGGTGGTTCAGGCAACGGCATCCAATATGTGATGTTATGGATTCTGCCCTCATCATCCCGCCACTCTTTGAACTGCTCATCGTAATTTGCTATAACAATATCGAAGGTAGATTCATCAAATCCGATAACACGCGGGTCTGTATCTCCCGGAACACTATTCTTTGCACAAATCCACGGGCTTGATTTTGGCGCGTTTGATACATCGTAAGCGCAATATCCGATGCACTGCGGATTGCCGTACTTCTTCATGTAATCTTCATTCCCGATTCGAGTTGCACAAACCATGTGAACATTTTTCCAACTGACACGATCATCGTCTGTTGATTCGCTGTCGATAATAATATCTTCGGGGTCTAATACTTTTCTTCCGATTGCAAGATTCCAGTTATTTGCAACATACCGTTTCATTTCCCATTCGTTCAAAAAAGTTTTTGCTTCTTTCATGGCATCTTCCAAAGAATCTCGATGTGGTCTATAAACAATCATACGTCAATCCTCCTAGAACTCAGCTTTTATTAGAGAGGCATCACAACATATTGCTTTGTTACATTATTGCGAGCAACAATAGAATTAGCCTTTTCGTCAAACAAAACACTCCACTCAGGATGTTGCCCAGAAATATATTTAACTGGCTCATCGCAATATAAAAGACATTGCAACATACTTTTTAAATCTGTCGCATTATTAAATACTTTTGTTTTCATAGTTAGCCCTCCTAGAACTTAACTTTTATCTGTTAAGCAGTTCTTTGATGTAGAGCGTCTCAAAACTTTTCAGATGAGGATATTCATTTCGAGCCATCCTCTCTGCCTGTTCTTCAACACTCAAAATGCTTTCAAAGTCATCATTCACATCAATAACATAGCACATACATTCATGGTCGTGCTTTTCGTTCCATCCTTCAAAAAGAACAACGAACTTTTTCATATTTTCAATCCTCCAAAAAATCTTCCAGTTCAATCTTCCCCTCTGCCGCCGCAACCGCCAGAGCGTACACGAACTGTCCAATCGTCATTCCGTGCCGTCTGGCTTCACGGTTGATGTACTTGCGCTCTTCCTCGCTCATAAGGATGGTAATTCGCTTGGAACGCTTTCCATCCCCGCTTGCAACACCCTGATGCGATTCCGGCATCGGGATTTTTTTCTTTGTCAAACCAGCTTCTGCTAGTGCGCCGGATATATCGCCTTGTTCGATAAGACGTTGAACTTCCTTTGCCTGTTTCAGCTTCTTCGGCTTACTTTCGCTTACTACGGCATTGTTTGGCTGTGTTTCGCTGTCTTTGGCTTGCTTCGGCTTAATACTGATTAACTGTGCTTCATTAGGCTGTGCATGGCTGTCTGTGGCTTCACTGGGCTTAATCTGTGTTTGTTCGGCTTCGTTCGGCTTCGCTTGGCTTACTTCTTCTTCCTTTGGCTCACTTCGGCTTAATGGCTGTTCCAAAAAAATAGGCTGAAAATCAAACCCGCCAAGCAAGCCTGTGGATTTTTTGCTGGTTGACTTCATTCCTCTACGGCCTCCATTCGTGCACCGCAGTTGGGGCAAAAATTGACTGCCCACATGGAGCTTTTTCTAAATACCGCCATGCAGTTTGAACAGCCAATGCCAACTGCATTTACCTGCATACCGCCATTATCTAAGTCGGTATAACTATAATTTGCTCGTTCCCAATGTGCAATTGGACGTACAACATTCTCAGTTTTCTTTTTAGTCATTTTGCATCTTCCTCCACAATCATCTTCGCCAACTCCTTGAAATCCTCTGCGCTGGTGCTCTTTGCCGTGTCGCCACTAAACAGGCTGTGACGCTCTGCCTGTGCCTTGCGAACGCCCATAGACGGTCTAATCTTCACGTCCAGCAAGGTTGTCCCCATGCTCTGTGCAATCACAGGAAGCTGCTCCACAACCTCTTTGGACAGGTTCTCACGGCTCTTGTACTGGTTCAGAAGCAGACCTTCAATCTTCAAAGTCGGGTTGAAGTATCTACGAACATCGCCGATGGTCTGCGAAAGCTGGCTCAAACCAGCCAGTGCGTAACGGTCTGCTGTGATTGGAACGATGATGCTGTTGGCGGCGATCAGTGCGTTCACAAGCGCAAGACCAAGCTGTGGGGGAGTGTCCAGCACAATGTAATCATACTGACCAGATACGCTTTCAAGGGCTTCTCTTAGTCGGAAGTTCTTGCCCATGTCCCGGACAAGCTGCTCGTCAATGTCCTTCAATGCGCTGTCTGACGGCAGAATGTCACCGGCTTCGCAGTGCTGGATTCCTTCTTCTGCCGTGCCCTGCCGGGTCATTACATCGAACAGGGTACATACGTCCTCTGTCTGTGCTCCGTAGGTGTCCGTTGCGTTGCACTGTGCATCGCAGTCCACCAGCAACACCTTCTTGTCAAGCAACTGCAACGCACCAGCCAGACAGGTGCTTGTGGTAGTCTTTCCTGTGCCGCCCTTCTGATTGGCGACAGCTATGATTTTTGCCATTTTATCACTCTTTCTTTATTCTTTCACTGGTTCTGGCATCGGCATCCAATGGGTGAATTTCTGATATTTTGTCCTCCACCAACATTTCCCATTCCATTGAGCCGTAATCGTATGCGTTCCACAGAAATAAGGCCCATTAGAAACGCAAGACACAAGATACGTTCCCGGTTCTTCTGGTAGCCTGTCTTTCATACTAATCCATTCCATTCTTTCTCCTTTCTGCATCATCTGCTTAATGTGCTGCATCTGACTACTCAAGATAATCGAACCCGAATGTCGCAAACTTACTTAATTGCGAATCTTTGATAACCGTCCGAAGGTAAGCTTCTGGCACTTCAACATCCGGTTTGTCCTTTACAGCTTGCTCGTATGCGCCCTGCACAATGTTCACAACAGCATCCTTCTTCTTGTCTTTGCGAATATTCGGGTATTCAGATTTTATTCGCCTTGCCACAGACCTTGCAATGCTTGCACACTGCTTTTTGTCAACGCCCGGCATCAAGCTTGCCCAGTCAACATCTTCGTATGCGCCGTTTCTAGGGCTTTTTACAGGCTTTTCGTTGTCAGAGACATCTCTTAAAGGGATTGTCTCAATCTCGCTGGATTCGGCATCTATAACCGGCTCAGAGCGTTTTATCTTTACGTCAAAAATAATCGATACTATTCTGTGCCCAACAGTCCGTTTTTTATACGACACAGAAATGTCGGAAATTTCATTGATTTCAGCAACAGCGACATCCAAGACCTTTGCTCTGAAAAATTTGAACTGGTCATAACTGCTTGCTGTCGCACCAAGTTGCTCTTTCAGCTTCTTGATGCTGATTTCATGCCCCTTCGACCCCATATTCATCCAGTCCCGAAGAATCGAATAGAGCAAGATGCTATACTGAGACTTCATGCTTGCCGTGTATCGCAGACGATACCGAACATACCCTTTTTCTGCAATATCAAAGAACACTGGCTGCAGCAAAGGGTTGCATCTGATTGAGACCATGTATGTAAAGCACTCCGGGTCAAATCGAATCTGCGCCATAGCAAACAGGGTGTACAGAGTGTATTCGTCTTTACCTTCAAGCGGAACAGCTACAGTGTTTTCAATAAAATGCTTGAGCTGCTGTTTCAAATCCTTACTGTTCAGACGGATACCTAAGAAATCGCAGTATTCTTTCAGCGTGAACTGAACAGTTGCGCTTTCAGGGTCACGGGGGTTGATTCTTGACAGGTATACTTCCAACAGACGAAGTTCTCCAGCGGTATAGTCCCTGAACTTTGCCCACACAAGAGCCTTGCTCTTTTCCACGAGATTGTTCATTGATAAGTCTCCCAAGTTCTCACATCCTTCCCACTTGTTGATACCAGTATATCACATCATGGTTGAATTATCAAGAGTCCATTTCTACTATCATGCAGATTTTGTATACCTGTCCGTGCAGATTTTGTATACCTCTATGCAGTTTTAGTATACCTTCGTGCAGATTTGGTATACCTCCTTACATATATTAAACAAGATATTAAACAAGAGAGATAAATAATATCTACTAAATAGCAAAGAAGCAGACACTTTTCAACACACACTTCTTGAATTTTCAAATCTCGTTGAAAACAACAGCATCCAAAGCCAATAAATGCAAGCCAGAAGCAAGACGAAAAGCACACAATCTACGGTTAGGCACATTAAACGAGGGCGAAAAGTGGATGGAAAGGTATACAAAAACTGCACACAGCATTCTTTCGATAGCCATTTTATTGTACAAAACACAAATATACGATATTACGTTATTATTGTGCAATGACGTTCAACTATGTGTACACCATGTATGAACTAAAGGTATACTAAATCTGCATGAAATGGGACAAAATGTGCGCAAAATTAAACGTACTTACGTTGTTGGTACTTTCTAACGTGTACAAAAAGTGGATGAAAAACTTTTAAGCTAGTGCTATGGGGGACAGATTGACAACCGACCAATCACAGGCAATAGATTGACGATAATTCGTTATTTATTCCGCGCGAATGTTGTCGATTTACAGTCTATGGGGGACGGATTGACAAGGTAGATTTGCCTAATAGGTGTACAAAAAGTGGATGAACGTGGACAAAATGTTCTTCAAAAACTGCGATAATTCGACAATCAGCGCAAAATGTTTTCCTCGTTGATGGTATAAGAATCGTTTCGATTCATGGCCGCAGCTTCCCCACAGTCCTGTGCCTGATATAAAATCTGCATATTGGGTTGCGTTCCGTCTGGGTCTGGGTCGGTTTTGGTGGCCTGTGCCATTTCATAATGACCGGTGACGGTACGACATACGGACACACGATCTCGCAAAGTCGTGTGAAGGTTGGCTACCATTTCGCACAGAACGGCAAGGTAATCTGAGCCGTGATTGCCATAGATCAGATAGCACAGCAGGTCAATTTCTTGTGGATGGGCTTCTTTGATATGCTCTATCAGCGTATCTCTCTTTCTCTCGGTGCTGGCATCGCCAGCCAGACTTTCCAATAATCCGGGATGCAAACAGGTGTCTATGTACGGTTTGGCCGCAACACCGCAGCACACGAACCACTTTATGATAGTAGGAGCATCTGGGGTCATTGTCCCTTGCTCGTAACGAAAAATGGATGTTCGGCCTATACCCATTTTGTCTGCAAGCTTCTGTTGGCTAAGTCCGGATTCTGCTCTTGCCATCTCTAACGCTTTTGCCACTCGTATCCTATAATCATCCATAAATACCCCTCTTTCGACAAAATGATATAAAATCAAAGAAATTTAACTGATATATTGTTCAAAATGTGAAACAATAATTGAAAAAATTCGCTATTTCATTGAAACAGCGAGATGTGGTATAACTGTATTGTCAAAAATTTCCAAAGAGAAAGGAAATGCAAAATGAAAGAAACTGTAATCTGGAACCATGAACGTATGCTAATCATCGACGGAATGCCTGCCAGCGTTCCCGATGGGAAGCCACACACACCTGAACTGTGGGAGGAAAGCTAATGAACCGAATTGTAGATACTCTGATTATCCCATACGCTCGCAGACGGACGCTGGAGCTTGTCCTGAGCCTTTCGGGGTACGAAGCTGATAAAGATGCTTACCTCGAAGCGAAAGGCATCCTAGAACGTGCCGCAGCCGCCTTAGACGATGGACGAGACCCGGCAGATAGCATCGAAAACATTGACGGACAGCTTGTGGAACTGTGAAAGGAGAAGAAGATGGACTTTACGAATGGATTCTATAAAGCCGAGAACCCTGTCGTTTTTGAAGAAGTGAAAACTTTCCTTCAGTCAATGGAACGGCGTGGAGCAACCGTAAAAGACTTGGACGATGCCATTGTGCAGTTAAACAATGTTTCGCACAGCATCAGCACAAACGCTCTCGTAAAAGCAGATGTGCTGGACAATTTACCGGATAACCCTTTTCGTTCCATGCTCAACGAAATGTTACAAAGCAAAGGGTAACTTAAACTTAATGTGGCTCTTAATCATTGTCATTGCAATTTTTGGTTTCCCTGATACAAAGTAACGGATGGAAAAATCATTTAACCTCAGCAAAGTTGTTAAAATGATATTGACTGTACAACAGAAAGGTGTATAATCGTATCAAATGAACATCCGAACTTACCGATCGGGAGGATATGCCACAATGAGTGAACAAGAAAGAGCTAAGATTGACAGGTTTATCGCATGGCTGCTGGAACACCCAGATAAGATTCCGGCAGCGGAGCAAGCCTTAGGCCTAGAATAACAGAAAACCCCTTGCGCAGAGCTACACCAGCCCGGCACAAGGGGTTTTTATTTTACCGGGTCAGAACCATTTCTTTTTTCGGTTTCTACGGTAACGATATTTTCTGCTGTTGCCATATAGTACACGGTCATTGCCTTTTAACAAGGCTTGCATGAACCAGAAGCAAAAGGCACAGCCGCACAACAAGTAATACACGGGCTTGCCTCACATCTTCTCGATCAGGTTCATCAGCGCTTCGCGTTGCGCTGTCGGCATAGATTCAAGCTTTTTTCTAATCCGCTCCACTGCTGCATCAACTTCGCTTTGCGGCTGCTTGGACGGATTTTCTTTTTGTTCGCCAGTGAGCAGGTAGTCCACAGTAACAGCAAAGTATTGTGCTAACCTTGAAGCGTTATCGGAAGACGGCTTTGGGTCTTCGCCTTGTTCATACTTCTTTTTCCAGTAAGACCAAGACGATTTCGGCAGTCCAGCATCAATAACGGCTTTTGTCGGTGCAACATTCTTTGAATCGCATAATGCGAGGAAGTTGTCAAAAAACATATACTCAACCTTCTGTTCTTGTGCAAATTGCCGAAGTTCAACAAATTGAGCATAAGCCCTTGTAATGTTCAAAGAATTGTGCTTTAATAGTGCTATCAGGTTCAAGAAATTGAGCACAATTCCAATCGAATACAAGAGCAATGATTAAATGTTTGAACTTTGTTGACAACATTATATTATCACACTTTTAGTCTTTGTTCAAGTATTTGTACAAAGAAAGGGGAGAGAAAATTTGCGTCCAGAGTGGACGGGGGATGTTATTGGAAAACTTCATGTTCATGGGCTGTCTATTAAAGAACTTGCTGAGAGCATGGGGTACTCGCATGAATACCTAAGCGTCATCCTCAACGGCAAACGAGAACCTACTGGTATCAAAGAAAAGGTTGAAGATGCGGTAAACAAATTGATTGAGCAGAGAAAGGAAAGTGAAAATGGCAAACATTCAAGTTTTTGAATATCAGAACAACAAGGTTCGCACAGTTGATGTGGAAGGCGAAGCATGGTTTGTTCTGAAAGACGTGTGCGAAATTCTGCGCATGGATACTACCCAGCTTAAAAAGGTCGCCGACCGACTGGATGAAGATGAAAAGGGTCGTACCCTGATTACGACCCCCGGTGGAATGCAGGAAACATGGATTGTCAACGAAAGCGGTTTGTATCACGTCATCCTACGCAGCGACAAGCCAGAAGCGGCACCGTTCCGCAGATGGGTCACAAACGATGTGCTTCCTGAAATCCGTAAGACCGGAAGCTACAACGCACCGCAGCTTACCCGCTCACAGCTCCTTGCAACTGCGCTGATCGCAGCGCACGAAGAGCTGGAAGAGAAGGACAAACGGATTGCAGAGCTGACACCGGATGCAGAGTTTGCCAGGGCCGTGTGTATTGCAGACAACTGCCGGACAGCCACCAGCATCGCAAAGGACTACGGTTTGACTGCTGAAAAGCTGAACAAGCTGCTTTACAGCCAGCGAGTCCAGTACAAAGACAGCGATGGTCAGTGGGTGCTGTACAAACCCTATCAGGGTAAGGGCTACACCAAGAACCGCAAGGGCAAGGCCATTCAGCGCTCTAACGGCAAGACTTACATTCCAAATACAACGGTCTGGACGGTCGAGGGTGAAAAGCTCATCCATGAGCAACTCAAGAAGCTTGGCATCACGCCGAGAATCGAGATCAGGGCTGTTGCAGAACAGCAAGATTTCGGAGGATGGGAGGACTGAACATGGAGAAGATTATCACCTTGAAGGTAGACCTTGAATACCCAGAAGAAGCCAATTTTGCCATTGACGCTGCGGCCAAGACCTACTCGGATTTCAAGCGTGAACAGGCGACAAGACGTTTTGTAGAAAATGGTTGTACGCCGGAAGATGCAAAGAAAATCGCAAAGTTTATCCAGTTTCTTGACCAGTGTTTTTCTGAACACAATGAAAGAGCCTTAAGAAAGGCAAGTGAAGTGGATGGAAATTAAATACTGTGAGCGCTGCGGTGTCTTTCTTGGCCTTGTAAATCCGTGCAAGAAATACTGTGAAGAATGTAAAATCATTGTTCGCAGAGAACGGCAGGCTCTTATAAAGAAAGGAATCAAGGCTAAGCCGGAACCGGCTTTATGCGCTTGGTGCAAGAAGCCAATGGTTCGGAAGGTCTGGTCTCAGAAGTATCACCCTGAATGTGCAGCAGATGCAAACAAGGCTTTGACCAAAAAGTACAAAGCCAAAAAGCAAAAAGAGCTGAATGAGCTAAAAGCATCTGGTGAGTTCAAAATTACTTGGGATGTGCAGGAGCCAGAACGTGCGAGACCTCAAAAGCACGAGCCTCCAAAGTATACCGTGCGACAGATGAACGATGCCGCAAAACGATACGGCATGAGCTACGGCCATTACAGTACTTTACTTGCACAGGGAAAGGTGAAGGCCCCTGATGAACGGTAAGTACTACGGCAAGCGGGAAATCCGCTGGCACAGCCGGGAGAAAGACCGGCTAGAACGCATCGAGAAAGAAAGAGTGAGCAAAAATGAAAAAAAATCAAAGTCCGAATCACATTCACCGAAGCGGTTCTCGGCACTTGGCCTAGCAACCAGAACATCGCCAGAGAGTTCATTGCCAGCAAATCCCCGGACGCAAATACTATCGAGGACGAAGTGGCCGCTCTGGGTGCTGATGCTGTGGCAGACAAGGGCATGACCGTGTTTCCTCGCAACGAGAACGGCGAACCCATCCTGTATGACTACCAGATTAAGGGCTTCTTCAAGGATTCTTGCGGTATGCTGGGGCGTATCGGTGGCAAGACCGAAACTGGCAAAAAGAAAGCGGTCAACGAATCCGGCAAGCTGACGGCCTACAAGAAGGTCATTGACGGCCTGATTTTCATTCAGCCCCGCATGATTCCCATTCATGTGAATGGTGAGATTACCGAGTGCCAGCGCCCGCTTCGCGCACAGACCGCGCAGGGCGAGCGGGTGAGTCTCGCCAACAGCGAGCAGATTCCCGCTGGTTCGACCTGCGAGTTCGAGGTCATGCTGCTGGACGAATCCCACGAGAAGGTCGTGCGTGAGTGGCTGGACTACGGTGCTCTGCGTGGCATCGGCCAGTGGCGCAACAGTTCTAAAGGGCGATTTGCTTACGAAATCCTCAATTAACCGCTATGGCAGGGCAACGCCGCGATAGGATTAGCAAAGGCGATGCGCTGATTTGACGAGACCTGCAAAGGCATGGCGGAGCAAGGCTCAGACGAGCAATGGAATGGCAAGGAAAAGCTGGGAAGAGCAAAGGCTATGAGATGCAAGGCGTAGCTTTGATATGCAAAGGCAATGCAAGGCAAGGCAATGCGAGTCAACGGCAAAGAATAGAAACGATAGGCTAAGGCATTGAGTAGCTAGGAGCAGAACAGCAAAGGCAAGGCGATTCACCGAAAAGCAACGGCAAAGCATGGCATAGCCGTGATTTGCAATGGCGAAAACGAAAGGAGACAAGATGAAAGCATTTATTGAAGTTGCCCTGATGTGGGGCATAGCGCTGGCGGTGGTTTTAGCGGTATTTCTGCTGAACTTCTGGATGGTGCATCACATCGGTATTCTGGTAGGTGCATCAACTGCCCGTGGAATCATCACGGTATCTGTGGCAATGGCTACGGCATGGATACTGAGTTTTGGAGGTAATAAGAGTGAAAAGCCTGAAAGCTAATGTTCTTTGCACGCTTGGAATTGCGTTAGCAATCTTTTCGGTAGGATGCGGCGATGCAATCCAGAAAAGCCAGAGCACAGTAGAAATGTTTGGATACGTTTTCCTTTCGTGTTGCTTCCTCGCCGCAGCACTCGTCTTGTGTGCTATTGGGGTCAGCTCTGAAAATGAACGTATTGAACAGGAAAATTGCAAAGTAAAACGCATTCCTCACCACACGAACGAGTGGAGGGATGCACAGTGAAATGCCCGATGTGCGGTAGTGACAACATCGCAACGGTTGACAGCCGGTCTGACCGCGATAGCATCGTTCGCAGAAAAAAGTGCCTTGTCTGTAACCATCGGTGGTCTACCATCGAAATTGACAAAGACCAGTGGTACAGTGCGTTGCAAATCAAAGAGGAACGCAAGAGGGGGAGACCAAAAGATGATTAACCTTGACAGATTCGGTGGTGTGATCGAACCGGAGGACGGCGTGTACTTCATGACCAAAGAGCAGATGGCAGAAGCCAAAGAAGCTGACCGACTGACTGAGATTGAGGACTTGCAGTCTGAAATCGAGGACAGGGAAGCGGAGCTGAAAGACCTCCGTGCACAGTTGGCAGAACTGATGGCTGGTTGATTTTGTACAGCTAAGTTAAGCCGAAGTAAGAACAATGATGCCTAATGAAGCCGAAGAAAGGAAAGAAAAATGGCAGTATTAGTAATGGTCTATGGTCATTCCGGCAGCGGAAAGTCCGCTTCGCTTCGGAATTTTGACCCGGAACAGGTGGCGGCTATCAACGTGCTTGGCAAGCCGCTGCCGTTCCGAAGCAGCATGAAAACGTACATTACCAATGACTACGGCAAGATTGATGCCGCAATCCACAGCACTAAGCGTAAGTCCATCGTCATTGACGATGCCACCTACCTTATGACCGGCGAGTTCATGCGGAACGCAAAGGTCGCCGGATACCAGAAGTACACCGACATGGCAGCCAACTTCAATGCCCTGCTGATGCGGGCGAAAGAGTTGCCGGACGATGTGATTGTCTACTTCTTCGGGCACAGCGAATGCGGAGAAAATGGTGGAGACAAATTCAAAACGGTCGGAAAGATGTTGGACGAGAAGGTCTGCGTGGAAGGGTACTTTACCATCGTTCTGAAAACTGTTGTACAGGATGGAAGATACCTGTTCAGCACTCGCAACGATGGGATGGACACCGTGAAAACCCCGCTTGGGATGTTCAACGATGCGCTGATCGAGAACGACCTCGCCGCCGTAGACAAAACCATCCGTGAGTATTACAACATCCCGGTTCAGCCGGATAACAAAGGAGAGTAACAGATGAAGAACATTAACTGGAATGACGTACAGGAAGCCACCGAGCGCCGCGACCTGCCTGTTGGCGGCTATGTTGCCGGTATCTGCAAGGCAACGGACGAGCCTGCAAAGGAGCGCTTGAACATCGAGTGGGAAGTCGCAGAGGGCGAGTTCAAGGGATACTGGCGCGAGCAGACCGCTTCCCTTATCGAGCGTGGCAAGCTGAATCCGGGCGAATGGGCATGGGGCGGCAAGACCATCAAGAGCTATAAGGAAAAGGCACTGCCGTTCTTCAAGGGCTTTATCACCGCTGTGGAGCAGTCCAATCCCGGTTATAAGTTCAATAACGATGAAAAGACCCTGCGTGGCAAGCTGGTCGGTGTGGTTCTCCGTGAGGAAGAATACATGGGTAACGATGGGAACATCAAGACGAAGCTTGTCGTTGACCGTTTCACCAGTGTTGACAAGATTCGTTCCGGTGACTATGAGGTCAGGCCGAAGAAAACGCTGGCTGGTGGGTCTGGTTCTTCGCCTGATACCGGCGACTTTGCCGTAATTCAGGACAGTGAAGATTTGCCATTTTAAAATAACGCATCAACGTAAATTTCAGAAAGAGTGATAAGATGAGAAAAGAAATCGAAATCAATGTTAAGCACATGGTTTCACCTGATGCAACAAGTTGTGCATACGGAGAGGATGTTGATGGATATGTAATGGCTTGCCATTATCACGTCCGAAGAAACAGAACACACGGAAGAAAGGCTCCTATGGAATTTGACCTTCCTAAATGTCTTTTGTTTGAGTGCTGGCTTGATAAGCCGTTTCATAAATGCGAAGCCTGTAAACAAGCTTGCAAAGACAAAACGGACTGACCGCCTACCTTATATAAGAGCTGCGCTATCTGGCTGGACGGGCGTTTGAAAGATGATTACCTGTTGTCTCAACTGCATATCACGCTACACAGCTTGCCACGACACTTGCGAGAAGTACAAGACAGAGAAGAAAGACTTCGAGGAGCGCAAGGCGTTTGTGCATGAGCTGAACCACAGCCAGAGCGTGTACCACCGCGATTACGAGGACAAGCACCGGGAGCGTGGCAAGAAGCGGTTTCTCGGAAGTGAATTTAGAGGTGAACGAGGATGAGAAGAAAGTATAAACCGGGCGGCTACATCATTTCACTTGATGAATTGATGAAGCAGGAGTTTGTTTACTGCGCCGGAAAACTTGTTCACAAAGGCTGGTTTGGTAGCTGGCAACTGCGATATGCAAATAGCGAACTTGCTCGGCTGCGTATCAGAGAAGCCAAAAAAATCGAGGACAACGCATGAACACCGGCAAGCAGTTTGAAGCAGACTTCAAGGCATCCGTTCCATCCGATGCGTGGTGCTACCGCCTGAAAGACAGTGCTGCCACCTACTACGGCGGCAACGAGAACTTGTCGTTTTCCATTGACAACATCTGCGACTTCCTTGTGTACCGTTACCCGATGAATCACCTGTTTGAGCTGAAAACCATCGAAACGCCCTCTATCCCTCTGGAAAAGGTGTTCGGCAAGTGCGATAAGGCAAAGTGTAAATACCGCAAGGAAAAGCACATCACTGACATGGTGGAAGCAATGGGGTACAGCGGCCAGACCGCCCATGTGATAGTCAATTACAGAGCGGTCAACCGCACCTTTGCAATTCCTGCAAGCAAGGTTCTGGCGTTCCGTTACAACGAGAGCCGAAAAAGCATCCCTTGGCAGTGGGCAGAGCAAGAGGGGATAGAGGTCAAGGCGAAAAGGCTGCGTGTCCATTGGCGGTATGACGTGGATGGGCTGCTAAAGAGATTGGAGGAAGAACATGAGCATGAAATGTAACCGCTGCGGAGAAGTGTTTAATCCTGAACCGCCCGATGAGATGGGGAGGCGTAAGCCCAATGCCGTGATTCTGGTTGACAAGAACGTGCATGACGCATGGGACTACTGGAGTTGCGATTGCTATGATGAACCGTTTCTTTGCCCCTCTTGCATGGCAAAGCTGAACGACTGGCTGAAAGGAGAGCAGAAGTGAGCGGCCGGATGAATAAATTTGGAAACTGCCCCTTGTGCGGAAAACAAGTCAAGCCGACCAACCTCCGCAAAATCGCACGACAGAACCAGTTGTACGGCTTTCGCATGGCTTTGGATGGCATAGCTGCCACATGGGGCGCACTGATTCAGAATCTTCGGTGCGATGCAGACCTGACCGATGAACAGGTGCAGAAAATCATCCGCATTGGTGATAGGTACTGGGAGATGGTTGGACAGTTCAAAAGCGAAAACATGACCACTGACGAGTTTGCGGATTACATCACCGCAAAGTCAGAACAGGTAGAAAAAGAGTTGAGAGAAAGGTGGAGCTAACAATGTTTGAATTTGTAACCCGCTGGCTGGTCTGCTTAGTCCTGCTGGCGGTAGTAGTTCAGTCTGAACGGACAATCAAGAACATGGCGAACAGCCTGTTTGAAAAACAGCGAGCAATGCTCGTCTGGGCGTTCGTCAACGTGTGTCTGGTCGTTTGTACGGCTGTTGTGATGGGGTGGAAATGATGATTCAGGAAATTAACATGGTAGGGCGTGAAAGACTAGCTTTTCTGTATGGTCTTTATAGCAGCTGTGCGAAATCCGAAACTGAGCTTAACGCCAAAGGCATTTATCAGAAAATTGCTTCCGAGTTAGCTTGGTGTTTGGGACTCAACGATAACGAAAGCAAATGTTATGAAATGAACGGGGAATAACCAATGGACAACGAACTTTACTGCCCGATGAAGATGACCAGCAATCCGCTTGGGCGGTGCATCTGCGAGAAAGAAAAGTGCGCTTGGTGGCGGCAGTTAGACAACTGCTGTTCCATCTGGTGGATTGCAACCGAGCTGGATAAAATTGAAACGAAAATGAAGAGGTGAGAGTATGGGCGATTGGATTAGCATTAGAGACGGTTTGCCAATTGATTATCAGTCTGTTCTTGTTTGGGATGGATGCTCGATTTTCATTGCGCACCGTGAACCCGGTGCACCTGATAACGAATTTGTTGACGACTACAATAACGAGTTCGTATACGCAGGATGGTGGAAAGAACTGCCGACCGCTCCAAAGGAGGTCTAATACATGGCAACACCCCCGAAGCGTGGTCGTGGCAGACCGCCGCTGACCGAAGCTGAAAAGAAAAAGCGTGAGAAGCGAGCGCAAAAGGCAAAAGAGCAAGCCGCTGCGAAGCGTGAAAAAGAGCGTGAGAAGAAGCGGATACAGAACCTCAACAAGAACAAGAGCATCCGTTCACAGGTCAGTAAGAAGGTAAAGGAGCAACAGGCGTTGGCTATCGAGAAGCTGAAGATGATGAACACAGGGGATTTGCAGTCGAGAATCGGTAATGAAGAGGACAAGAAGGTCATCGGCATGATTGCAGCAAAGTATTTTGGTGACCTTCCGAGCGTGGACATGAACAACCCGATTGAAGTGCAGCAACGCCTTGACTTCTTCTTTGACGCTTGCATCGAAGCCAGAATCTCCCCTGTGGTGGAATGGATTGCGTTGGTTCTGGGCATCGAATGGCCTAGCCTGAGACAGATTATGACAGGCAAGCGCCGTGACGACAGCTTGCAGCAGAAGTACATCCTGAAGCTGATTCTGCAAATGCAGTCCATGTGGGCGTACAACGGTATGTACGGCCAGGAGAACCCGGCAGAGTGGATTTTCCGAGCCAAGAACTACTTTGGTATGCGTGACAACGTGGAAGTTACCGTTGCTCCGCCGGAACAGCCGTTGGGCGATGCCCAAAGCGCAGAGCAGCTTGCCCAAAAGTACCAGACGGCTTTGCCGAAGGAGATTGACGTGGAGTACAGAGAGGTAACGGAAAATGAAACAACTGTTGGTTGACTTCTCCGACCCGATTCTGTCAGCGGTGCTGTTTATCTTGCTGAAAGACCGTACGACCGGCAAAAACATCATCTGGGCGACAGAGCCACCGCCTGAACTGGGCGCGGGCTTTGCGGATGAAATCACGTTAGAACAAATCAAGAAATGCCAGCCAGTGCCACGAGTTCTCAAGCGTCTGGATGAGCAGAAGAAGAGAACCAAAGCAAAAGCAGAGGTTTTCACTCCTTCTTGGGTCTGCGAAAAGATGATAGACATGGGCGAAGAAAACGGTGCGATGCCCGATATAAAGAAAGAGCCTATCAAGTACATCCATTCGACAGTCCTTGAAATCACCTGCGGAGAAGCACCATTTCTTGTGAACCGATACGACACGGTAACAGGCAAAAAGATTCCAGTACCAAGGCGGAAAGGACTGTTTGACCGCAAACTGAAATGTGTAAACAACTGGTTTGATTGGAATGTCTGGACATGGCACGATGTGGCAGAGGACGCAGCGACGACTACATACGGCTATGAGTGGCAGGGCGACAGCCTGTTGCTTGCAAGAGCAAATATGCTCCTGACATGGCGAGAGAACTTTAAGTGGCTGTTCGGCATAGAGCCTGACGCTGGGAAGGTTCGCAACATGGCTGCTATCATCTCATGGAACATCTGGCAGATGGATGGACTGAAAAAGACCGTGCCGGGCACGGATATTCCGTGCAAAATCAAAGACTGGAAAGCCGACAAAGAAATCCTGTTTAAGGACGTTGGGGAGGACAACTAATGCAGACCGACAGAGGAATCTACCACAAGCGAGTGTGCGACCGCTGCGGAGCAGTTTTGAGCGGCAGAATGATGAACCCTGACGAATACTTCAATGGCTGGGCGTGGCGCAGAGACACAGGCGACCTGTGTCCGGAGTGCTATGAGGAGTATAAGCGCGTGATCGGGCAATTCAATGCCAACAGAAAGAGAAAGAGAGGGGAGAGATAATGGACGTTTACTGCACCACCGAACATTGCTCTTGCATGGGCATCAAGCAGTTTTCTGCTGGCAAGGCTATCCGATGCACAGCAGAATCCTGCGAGAACAAATCCGAGCCGTCCTGCGGCTTTTGCAAATGGTACGCAGAGCCGGAGGGCGTGTGTGTGAACGACCAGTCAGAACATGTTGCAGACTTCGTGTGGGACGAACGCGGATGCAAGGAATGGGAGAAAAGAGAAAATGACAACTAAAGATACGCTCATCATATTTGTTCTTGGGTCAATTATAACATTATTCGTTGGAGCCTTTATTACGGCTCTTGAAATGTTTCTTTGGGATATGACCGATAGCATTTCACTTGAATGGTCATGGAAGCATCCAGAACGATCAACAATTATTCATGCGATAATGGTGACAGCTATCAACGCCGTTACCTTTTGCGGTGGATTTTTGGCTGTATGGCTGGCGAAAGGATGAGAAAATGAGCTATGATATTTCACTGTGCGACCCAGTAACGCACAAACCGCTCAAAGCAGATAGTACGCATTTTATCGCTGGTGGTATGCGCGCTATGGGCGGAACGAAAGAACTGTGGCTCAACGTCACCTATAATTACGGTCACTTCTATTATCGACCGGAAGTGTTTGGTGAGGGTGGCATCCGCTCCATCTACGGCAAAACAGGCGCAGAGAGCATTCCGATGCTTGAAAAGGCAATTTCTGCACTAGGTGACGATGTAGACAACAGCAACTACTGGAACGCCACAGAAGGCAATGCAAAACGTGCGTTGTGCGGTCTGCTAGCGTTTGCAAAGATGCGTCCTGACGGTGTGTGGGACGGAGATTGAAGGGAGAAAGGGCAATGCCGATATATGAAGTCGCTTTAGGCATCGTTTTGACAACGATGGTAGGTATATTGTTTGTATCTCCCATTTATTTGTTTGAGCGATATATCCTTTGGGAAATTTTGGACGAATATATTGATAGCACCGTTATCAAGGTTGTTACTTGTGCGGTTATTAATGTTGCTATTTTCTTAATTGGATGTGTAGTCGTTCTTGCTACTGCGGGGTATAAAAATGGCTAACACACTTTGGCATCCAGCAAGCGAACCGCCGCGAGAGCGGACGCAGCCTTTGCTGCTTGCAACTAAGACAACGTGGCGTGATAAAGATGGAAAAATGTTGCAAGGTTTTTCGCCGATGGCGTACTTTCTCGGCTGTTATGCAGACGGTCAGTTCTGGGATGAGATAGGCGAGAGACTGCCGAAAGATGTGACGGTAACGCATTGGATGGCGTTTCCGATGATATGAGGTGATGAGCATGAGCAATTGGATTAATGTCAAGGATAGATTGCCCGATATTCCGAAAAACGATTTTGCCAGCGATTATGTTCTGGCTCACGACGAAAAAGCTGGTGACTGGGTAGCCTATTATGATGCAAACGGTGGTTGGTGTGAAGCAAGAGAGTGCATCCCATTCAAAAATGTTACACATTGGATGCCTATGCCTGAACCGCCTACGAAGGATTGATTATGGACAAATATGTATGGCATTCCGTGCAGGATGAGTTGCCGCCGTCAGATGCTCCAATGCTGATTTTGATGGTAAAACACATTTACCAAAACGAAAACGACTATGAGCGGTACATGAGGCTCGGTTTCTATGCACCAGCATTCGGAAAAAAGGCGTGGAGAGACGAGTTTAACGACCCATTGGAACACGCTGATTGGTACACTGTAACGCACTGGACGTATGCGCCAGAAGAGCCAAAGGAGGATTAAAGATGGATGGATTTGAAGCATTAACAGAAGCGATGAACCGATGTGCTGCATCAGCTGAACATTTTGCAAATGCTGTCAGACAGTCCGAAATGCAGTGCGGCTGCATTAAGCAGAAGCACAATAGACCTGTATACCGTAAAGGCGCAAAGCTACATGAAGTTTTCAAACGAATTATGAGAACGAGAGAGGGATTTAGAAAATGACAGAACTCAAGAGATGTCCGTTCTGCGGTGGAGAAGTGGCTATTGCGGAAACAAGCCATGATTCCGAATTATGGATGTTTGTTACAAGAGGACATGGAAATAATAAGTGCAAATGTCGAATTTTCATGGAGAGCAGAAGTTATACGCTTGATTCTCCTGAAAGCGAAAAAGCAAAAATCAAAGCCAACCTTATCGAAGCATGGAACAAACGCTACAAAGAGGACTGAAAATGGCGCAAGATTTTAAGTTTTTTGCATCATATCTTGATGCTGCAAGCGAATTAAGCGAGAAAGATTGCAAGGATTTTATCTACGCAATCGTCCAATATGGCATCAATGGCGTTGAACTTCCGCTCAAAAAATCAATAAAACCGATGTGGATTTTGGTAAAACCAACGCTGGATTCTAGCAGAAAATTACATGAATACGGCAAAAATGGTGGCAGACCGAAAACCCCCCTTTTTTCAAAAATCAAAAAGCCCCCTTTCTGAAAATGAAAAAGCCAGTCGAAAAGCCTCCCTTCCTATGGATAAGGATAAGGAAAAGGAATATGGATTAAAGAAAGAATGTGAGAAAGAAAAAGAACCGGTAAAACGATTCGTTGCGCCGACTATCGAGCAAGCCAAAGCCTACTTTTCCGAAAAGGGCTACACGGAACTGGAAGCAGAACGGTTTGTTGACCACTTCACGGCAAATGGATGGAAGGTCGGCAAGTCGCCTATGAAAGACTGGAAAGCTGCTGCACGGAACTGGATGCGTAACGTGAAGGACTGGAACGGTGGCTGCCAGCAGACGATGGCTGAATTGCCTGACGAGGGAGACTTTCTGCGGTGAATATTGAAAATCAGACCCAATACATTCTGCTTGGGGCAGTCCTCACGTTCTCGGAGTACGCCGATGTACTGCAAGACCTTAAAATCGACGATTTTTGCCCTGAACTGCGTGATACATTCGCTGCCATTCGTGGTTATTGGGAACACAGTGACAAATGGAACCCGGTAGAAGTCATGGGGCGGTACGATAACTGCAAGAAAGCAATGGGTGAATGTCTGGATGCCTTCGGCGCAGAGTTCATCCGAAACGTCACCCATGATATGATGCTTGGATGGGCTGGAATCGTCAAGGAACAGGCAGCGTTGTCCAGAGCCAGAGAGATTGCGTTCAAAATCGTTGATGGCTCGACCAGATACGCAGACCTGACGGGCATTTATGAGCAGTTAGGCGAAGCTATTAACCTGCACAACGAGAGAAGTGATTTTATTCCGATGTGCGATGGTATAGACAGCTACATCCGCAGACTGGATGATAAGCCGGAGTATATTAGCACAGGGCTTAAAGTGCTGGACAACAACTTGCATCTTGTGCTGGGCAATTTCGTTGTGATCGGTGGCAGACCGTCTGCCGGTAAGACTGCTCTATCCCTGCAACTTGCCTGTGAAATAGCCAAGAACGGACGCAAGGTGGCGTATTTCAGCCTAGAGACCGACCCTGATACCCTCTATGCTCGTATCATAGCAAACCAGCTAGGCGTACCGCTGCACACGGTCAAGAACAAAACCGTCAGCATTGACGAGCTTGACAGACTGGCAGCCATCAAGAAATATCCGTTGTACGTCCGCTCTGCCGCTGGTAAGAGCGTTGGATGGATTAGAACGCAGTCCATTAGGATGCAGGCAAAAGTGGTGTTCATCGACTATTTGCAGCTTATCCATCAAGCCGGAGCGAAAGACCGATACAGTGCCGTAACGGAAATCAGCATGGCGCTGCATGAGTTTGCGCAGTCCACAGGAACGCTGGTAGTGGCTCTCGCACAGCTCAATCGAGAGACAGCAAGAGCAGGCATCCCACCGACTGCCGCAGACCTGCGAGAGAGCGGACAGATCGAGCAGGACGCAGATGCAATCATTCTGCTGGCACAGAACGTGACCACAAAAAAGCGACCGGAGCAGCATTATCATTTTGCGCTTGAGAAGAACAAAGAGGGCAACGTAGGGTCACTGGACATCACGTTTCAGATGGAGACTCAGCAGTTCAAAGAATGCGTGTGGATGTAATGAGAGGAGAATAAACATGAAATACCGCAAGAAACCAGTTGTTATCGAAGCATTCAAGCTCAATGCACGAGGACTTGTTGGAGAAGATTGGTTCTGGGATGCAGTAAGTAGCAATGATATTATCACGCATGACTTCGGAAAGTTTCACGATGACCCTGCGTGGTGCGAGATTAAAACGCTTGAAGGGACTATGATTGCAAGGACTGGCGATTATATCATTCGTGGCGTAAATGGCGAAATCTACCCGTGCAAACCTGACATTTTCGAGAAAACATACGAAGCGGTTGAATAATAGCCTAGCATCGCTTCTGCGCTCCAATCGTCACAGTGGAATAGGCAAGAAAAACAGATAGCGGGGTCAGGACGATAAAGTTACCGTCTAAACCCCATAAATATTTTTCGTCAATGAAATAGCAGGCGCAAAAGAGCTACCAGCGATGGTGGCTCTTTTTGTTTTTTTAGTCAACTCCACGAGAAAGCCTGTTTTAAGGCGTTTCAGATGCTAGACGATAACTTTATCGACTTCATCACGAAAACGCTCCACAGACGCTCGTAGACGGCTCTCCGTTGATGCTGATGGTATATCTCAAACTAGACCATGCGATTAGACCGATGCAGAAGCGTGGAGAACGGCTTTTTGAGTTCGGACGTGAAAGTTATCGGGTCAATCAGAAAAACGCGGCAGACAGGCTCCTACACGCCTTTCCCGCGATGATAGCAGCCAGATGGGCAGATGCCAACGACTATTTATCCAACCGCAGGGCTGATTGAGACGAAATGGATGCGATTATTGCATACCAAGCGATACGAATCGTACCAGTTGATACGAATGGTATGCGTTGGTATCATGGTATACCAATCTTCCCCTCTTTCTTCCCCC